CCGAGAAGTCCTAATTCTGCGCGTAGCAGCAAATCACGATCCCGCAGGCTCAAATCCCCCACCGGCTTCATGCCGGTCAGATCGGGCCAATAATCGCCAGCGTCGAGCTTCCAAAGGTGACGCATGGGCAAGCTGTTCACGACATCGCTATCGGGTGGATATACTTCGATCGCTGCAGCGTCTGGCCCGAAATGCTCATTCTTGAGAGCCTGAAGCTCATCCCACGTGATCGAGCCATCATGCTCGACAGACAGCAGGCCGCGTGCTTCATCCAGATATACGGTGACAACGGCGCTGTTTCTCATGCTTCCAAGCCCATAGCACTGCGCGTTACCCGATCAAAACGCTCCTTGGAAAGCGTGTTTGAAAAGCCCTTTTCTGAAGCGCCAAATTGAGGCGTCCAAGGCATATAGAGTTCGAATGTTTCCGGCACTGAATGAACATGGCGGAGAACAGCCCAGGGAATCGTGTCCATCATGGCTTCCATCTGCTCGCCGCCCAGGGCCTCATAAAAATAAGATGTGCCTGCGAATGATCCATCTGGATTGAACTTCTGGAGGACAAAATACGGCTTCTGAAACTGGCTCATCACTCTTTCCCTTTTTCAGGCGCTTCAAGCTCGATGCTGGTGGTGTAGGTGTCTTCAAAGCGATGCTCGACGCTGGCGGCACGCCATTCGCCATCGAACTCCTTGCGGAAGCCCAGGGCATTGATCGGCGCGTCTGCCATGACTTCCGGCGTACCGGCCATAGTCAGCGAACCTTGTCCGGTCGCTCGCGCCAGCCGCGCGCCTTCGGCTTCCGCCGCTTTCTTCGCTTCCGCCTGGGAGGCATAAACCGTGCGCAAGCGGCGCGTCGGCCCCTCAAGGCCAGTGGTGTGTTCTTCATAAATTGTCTTGTTGCGGCGACGGTCGTACCAGCCAGCAGCCGCCTTCCCGTATTTCGGGCGCGGCTCGACCGAGAACTCGCCTTCGGAACAATCGCCCTTGGTGATGGTGATCGGCGGCAGGCTGCCACGCTTCAGGAACAGAAAGGTATTGTCCTTAATCGAGAACAGCGCGCCGGTGCGGTCAGCAAGGCGGGTCAGAAAATCGGCTGCTGATTGGTTGGTGCGGGCAATATAGTCCAGCTTGGTGTTCGCAAGCTCTGGACTGACCTTCGCCTTGTAGCCATGGCGCTTGGCAAGCTGCTCAACGATCTGCCCGATCGTCGCACCGTCGAAATGCTCCGAAAGCGGTTCCTTCACATCAGCGCGCAACTCCGCTGACTTGCACGAGAAGGTCAGGCGCTCGCCATCGCTTCCAAAATTGTAGCTGGCGCGTTCAAAGACAAAGGTGCCCATCTTCCATGTGCCGACGCCCTTGAAACCAAAACGGATTTCAATCTTCGCACCCTTCTGCGGGATCTCAATCTCATTGCCGGTATCGTCAAACACCAGCTCCAGCGTGTCGGCGCTCAACGACCTTGCCGATACCGTCACCCAAATCCTCAACATCCCACCAAAGGAAGTCCTGACCGTTATCTTCGAAATGAAAGCGGATCATGCCGCACCTACCTTAGCCCGCTGGCGCTCATGGTCAGCTTCGGCCGCTGCGATCAAGGCATCAAAACCTGCGTCAATATCATCGGTATATATCCAAGTGATGCGCCGGTAGCCGGGTCCGCTGACAAAGGCGCACTCATCAAGATAGCGACGGACTTCCCAATCACAGTAGAACAGATAGCCTTTTTCATTGCCGCACTGGATGGCGTCTAGGAAATCCTCATACGGTGGCAGCTCATCCTGCCCGACAAGCCTTTGCAGGGCCGGAAGCGCTTGAAGAAGAGGATGATCTGCATCGCGATCACTGATGAAGTCGATGAAATCCTCCAGCCATTCAGGAACCCGTTCGGTCATGAGGCCCTGCAATGGGTGAATTGCCAGGACATTCGCCTGGGCGTTGAAAAGGCGATTCTGACGTTCTGTAATTAACATTCGTAATCTTCTCCATCAGATGCGTAAGCGCAGTGGCGATCACGCAGGAGTGCCGCTGTCATGCGCATTTCGGCAAACAGATTATCCAGTTTGGTAATAGTTTCTTCTCTGGTAAAGCGGCCCAAGTCGGAGGAGACAACCGCCGTATCAGGGCCGAGACTGACCGTGATGGTAATTATGGACATAGCCGTGCCTCACGCTTTCGCGATATCGACGGTAACGGCTGTCCAATCATCCTGAACGGAAGCGCGCTCATAGAACCTGACGTATTGTTTGGAATACTGAACGTCGATGGCGTCCTCGATTGCGCGCATGGCGTCTTTCCAACGCTGATCGGAAATGTCGAGCTTGGTCAGCTTCTTGATTTCCTTCAGGTTGATTTTGCCCTCTTTATCGGTATCGAACGCGCGCGTGATGATGGCACGGATTTCCGCCCGTGCTCCATCTGTCCATTCATTCAAGCATTCATCAATGAGGCTTTTGGCAACCTGCAATTCAGGGCCAGCAACCTCGAAATCATTGATGCTGACCTTCACCATCATCAGGCCGTCAATGGTCTGGTAGGTGCGATTGCCCTTCACACCACCGGGACGGGCATTGTATTCCTGCTCAAGCACCTCATCCAGACCGTCAAGATCGGTCATGCTGTGCTTACGGAAACGGCTGATCTGCGCAGAGATGTCCTTCGCGTAGCCCATCACTTTGCGGACGGTCTCATCACGAAGCTTGTCGGCGGGTTTAACGAGTTCAAGCGGTATGAGTGCCCCCTTGGCATTAGCCATATATTCCTTGCCAGCAAAAATCACGACGCCTGGGGAGGCAGGTTCGTTGTGAACGTAGAGGGGTGTTTCTTCGGTCATGGGAAATCTCCAATTTGAGGGATGCGCGGGCAACCGCCACGCGCCAGTTGAATGGTTCAGGGCTTGAGGCGTTCGCCGTTGATGTTGAGCAGCACGACATTGGAGCCGGGCCGGGTCGCGTGATCGACAATCGTCGTCACAACCGGATGCGCTTGCATGCATCCGGTGGCACGATAACGGGCGATCTCATGGCCCATCTGTTGGGCGATCATGCCGTTGATCAGAAAGAGTTCCGACAGGTTGCGGATGTCAGCTGGCCGGAAAAAATAACCCGCGATCTCGTATTGCAGGATATTTTTGCGCGCCTGAAACATGCTCTCGCTCAATTCATACGGATCACGGATCATGGCTTCCTCCCGAAGTCAGGACGCAAAATCTTGCCGTCGCGAGGCACAGGCCGCACCGTCATTGCGGCAGCAGCTTCCGCTTCCATGAAAGCCCGGCCCTGGCGGTCCATTTCCAGACGCCGGAAGCCCGTCAGTTCCAGTTCCATGGCGACCGCCAGTTCTGCGCAAAGCGACAACTTGGCGTAGAGGTCGGGGCAGAGATGAGCGGGAATGGGATTGTCTGCATCGTAACGGCCCAAATCATCCGCAATTGCCCTGAGAGTGCTGGACAATTCGATGCTCATGCCACCAAGTCCTCAACATCGCGGTTTTCCCATGCTTTCTTGACGATGTCGTAGGTCACGGCCATGTCCAGTCCCTGTGCCACCTCACTGGCAAGCCGCATGGTCTTGTCGATCTGGCGTAGCGCGCCACCCTTCATGCCGATACCGAGCAAAAGCTCTATTGTTTTGCTATCGGTCACATCCCATTTCTCGATAAAAGCGAGCAAATCCTCCCGGTGTGGTTTGGAATAACGCAGGCGTTTGCCGATACGGCTCCTCAATTGCGATTGCGAAGGGCCGTTGGGCTTGTCGGCATTACGCAGGAACCGACCATGAATTTCGTCGTTGCCAATAAGGGCAACGCCGCATTTGTAGACATCAACAAAATGGCGCAGCTGGTCGATTGCCTCGTCCTGAAGGTTCTGTGCCTCATCGACGATAAGCAGCGTCGGCGCACCCGAACGCGACAGGCGGTTGCCGATGGCCCGCGTGAGTTTCGCCGGATTATGCTGGATGACATCAAGCTCGGAGGCGAGATCGACCATCATGCCGTGCACAGTGCGGGTGTGCGGCGACATGGTCACCATGTAAACATGCGGGCGCGTAGCGCGATACTGACGGCAGGTCATCGTCTTGCCGACACCTGCAGGCTGCGTCACCATAACGAGGTCGGGGCCTCTTTGCGCCCATTTCAGCGCCGCCTCAATTTCCACTGACGTCTTGGTCAGAAAAAACGGTGGAGATGACGGTAGCGTGTCCATGTCCGCCGCTTCCTCCAGCGCGTCCAGCCACTGTTGCACAAGCTTGTTCTGCGCGTCGAGACGCCCGTTATACCGGCCGGAAAACCACGCGCTGAAGGTGCTTTCCGGCATGTCGATGCGCTTTGCGGTTTCGATCTTGCTCCATTTGTTGGCAGTCACTACCGGCAAGAGGTGATCGATCAGCACCCACCACGTATCAATGTCCTGTTGAGTGCGGTTGGCGGTCAGTTCAGGCCCCGTCAACGGGCGTTCCCAGGCACCGGCTGCGCGATTGCCTATTGTGTTGCTCACATCTTTCATCTATTAGGTTCCTTGATTGTTTGGACTATCGGGCGGGATTTCTCCCGCCCTTCTTTTTGGAACCGTACTCACTACTTACCGGCTCATGCTTCCCTTGCGGGAACTGGATTACCGTGGGTTCGTCCCCACGAAGCGCGCGGGCAAAGCCGCGCTCGAAATCTTCCTGACTGATTGCATCCGCGACCGCTTCCTCCTTCATCGCAAGATTGCCTCTCGCGATGCGCGTCACCTTCGGACGAACGGGCTTAGGTTCTTCGGTTCTGGCTTTTTCACCCTTGTAGATCAGCTCACCCAACTGCTTTGCGGGCAGCTTCTTTTGTGCATCGGCGGTGGCTTTCAGGCCCTTCAGGTAATCGCGGCGGGCACGGGCATGGTTGCGGGCGGCATCCTGATCGAAGAAGCCAGTATCTGCGATACATTCCGCATCGCAGATCAGCGCATTGTTGAGGTCATAAACCTTGATAGAGCCGTGAAGATCATCTGGATCAAAACGGATCGTGATCTTCTTCCCTGCATGTTGCGTCAGAGCGCTATTCCAATATCGGTTGCCCTGATAATGGATTTCGCCATTGCCTTTCTGTGTGCGGATGACCTCGGATGCGAGCAGCCAAAGCGATTTCTGCGCGGCAGTCGGTTGACTGACGATTGCCGTTTCCATGCTGGCCGCAAAGGTCTCGTCAAAGCTGCGACCGGCACAATTTGCCGCCCGGCGCCCCGGCTGCGCATTATGTTCCGCGACCTGCGCCGAAACATGCATGTGCAACTCGGCAAGCGGAATGACGCGCGTGCCATAATTCTCCGGTTTATTCGCCGGGGTATTGCCGGTATAGGCTCCGGCGCTGAATGGGTGCTTGGATATGTTCTCAGCCAGATCGCGCCATGCGCGTTCGATCGGCTTGGACTGGCCTGAAAACGGATTGGTCCAGTGGATTTCGACGCCGAGCGTCGTCAACAGGCCGCGCGGGTCTTCGTCCTTGACCTTGAAGCGATAGCGGTTTACCTCCTTTTGACAAGAGGGCTTCTAGAATATTCCCGCCAGTCTCTGGCAAGTCCGCAAAACAGGCGTCCAATTTATAGCGATCCCAAATCACTCGGCCGTCTACCCTCTTTCCTTGCGGCATGCGGCCATCTCTGACCATTTCGTCAAACTTTGTCGTGCCTACCCCGATATACCTTGCAGCCTCTTCACGGTTGAGGCCGCGCGGCGGATAGGCAAATGGATCAGCCTTGTTCATCCTCACTCCCTTTCCCGCAGTGCGGCGCGGCCTTCAAGGCGATCCATGCGCGCAATGAGTTTGTCTATTTTGGCTTCCAAGCGTTCAGCCGTTGTTTGTGTGCCATCCTTGCAGTGACATTCCGCTTGGTCGCCATAGAGGGCGCGGTTCCAGCATCCTGGGACAAGGAACCGGCCTCCAGGAACATCTGGGTCAGTTATCCAGCGACAACGGCTCATTCGCCACCGCCTTTCAGGGCTTGGCGACCTTCCGGCAGCAATTTCCATTTCCAATGGAGACGGTCAAAAGAAGCCCATTTGTTTTTCTTTGCTCGACGCCTTGAAATGTCCTGCTTTCTGGAGGCAAGGGGGAGCTTTATAATATCGGTTGGCGTCCCGTCATCGTTCAGGCTGGAAAGGAACTTCCGATCTTCGTCTGTCAGCTTCATTCGCTCTGCTCCCCAAGTGCGGAGGAGGCGAGCATGGCGCGCCAGACGTTAGCTACGCCTTCTCGCGGTGTGCAATTTTCACCTCTCCAATCAATGAGCGCGCCCAGAGGGTCGTCGGCCTGGCAGCCTGCAACGTTCATCCCCTCTGTCGGCTCCTGTAGAGCGGCGAGGATGGTGGAGAGGATGCGATCTGCCGTATCGAATGGGATTGTTGCTAACCCACGAGCGCAATCCGCGTGGATGATGTGAGCAATTTCATCTCGCAATACTCCCTTATCTGCGCCAGCAGCAGAGACGGCATGAAGCCCTGTCCCGTTACCATGAGGGCAGAAAGGAGCAGGCAAAAAAACACGATCCGATCTATCGGGGCGACAACCGTAAGCACATGGTCAGCCAGATCATGGACACCTTGCGGGATTGGAGAATGAGCCATTTCGAGAACGAGGCACCGTGCAGGGCGGCAATTCGGTCCGCACTTTGTTTGCAAGGCTAGTCCCGACGCCAGACGGTGGCTTGACGCTTGATATCGGGGCATGGTCCGAACCCACTGTCATCCTGACCGCTGACGCCATCACAGGCTTCAGCGACGTCGGTCGTGGCCGTGATGTGATGACAACGGCAAACACGATCCGGGCAACATTCTTCGATCCCAATCAGGACTATCAAGCATCCGACGCGGACCCGTGGGCCGATGAGGATGATGTTTCCGAACGTGGTGAAGAAGCTAGAGACGTACAGTTCAACATGGCTCCTTCGCATATCCCCGATATTCGTGGCTTCCAGAACGGTCGCGTCCCGCGACCGACAGGAGGCCAAACAAAGTTGCTTAGTCGCTTAGCGACTGTCCTAATTCAACTCAATGAAATCCGGAACATACAGAGAACAGAGGGTTGCTTCTGGGAAAAATTATGACATTATGTCTCAATCTTCCCCAGTATTTTGATTCGAGGTTTTCCATGTCACAGTTCAACGACTTGCTCCGCCAGAGTGGACTTACAAGAGAGCAGGTCGCTGAGGAGCTCGGTGTTTCGACGCGTACGGTAAGACGATATGAGGCAGGGCAGACAAAACCGAGGCCTCGTGATCTAAGAGTGTTAAAGGGGCTTTCGGTAGCGAGTACAAAATCGGTTACTAGGCAAGCGGGTGTCCCCTTTCGGTTTATCGATTTGTTTGCCGGAATTGGAGGTCTCAGGCTCGGCTTCGAGTCAATCGGAGGCCGCTGCGTTTTCACCTCCGAATGGGACCAAGGCGCGCGTACTACTTACTCCCTTAACTTTCGCGACAATCATGAACTCGGAGGCGATATCAGGGAGTTTTCAAAGGATCCGGAAAAAGTACCTGAGCATGACGTGCTTTTAGCAGGTTTTCCATGCCAGCCGTTCAGCATCGCGGGAGTTTCAAAAAAGAATTCGCTCAACAGACCTCACGGGTTTCTTTGTGATACTCAAGGAACGTTGTTTTTTGATGCTGCGCAAATTATCGCGCATCATAGACCAGCTGCTTTTGTGCTGGAGAATGTAAAAAATCTGGAAAGACACGACGGCGGGACGACTTTCCGAACCATCATAAATGTTCTTCAGAATGAACTTGGCTATCATGTCCAGCATCGGGTTATCAGTTCCGAGCCGTGGGTCCCTCAAAAGCGCGAGCGTATTTTCATTGTAGGCTTCCGCGAACGATCAGATTTTGACTTTGATGCGGTCAAGATTCCCGACCCAGCGGTTGGTCCCAAGCTCAAAGATATCCTTGAGCCTCATGACGAGGTTGATCCCAAGTACACGCTGACGCCTCGTTTATGGCAGTATCTCCAAGACTACAAGGCAAAGCATCAGGCAAGGGGCAATGGTTTTGGCTATAGTCTGTTCGGACCAGATGATGTCGCTCGGACTCTGTCCGCCAGATATTATAAGGATGGGTCTGAAATCCTAATTGAACAGCCTAGGAAGGGGCCGCGTCGTCTTACCCCGCTGGAATGCGCAAGGCTTATGGGCTTCGATAGAGGTGATCGCCGCTGGCGAATCGAGGTGTCCGATACCCAAGCCTACCGTCAGTTCGGAAATGCTGTCGTTGTTCCAGTAGTGGAGTTTATAGCGAAGGCACTAGAACCTTATATCAGCAAAGCAATCGGACGTTCCGGTAAATGTGTGCGTGAAACTCATTTTGTGCCTGTTATCACCCGACCAGACCGTACGGTAGCTGCTTAATGGCGGATATTGTTTCGTCCGATGTTCGTAGCCGCATGATGGCAGGTATTCGTGCAACGAATACGAAGCCGGAATTAATTGTGCGCCGTGCGCTTCATGCCGGTGGGTTTCGCTACAAGCTGCATGATCGCTCGCTACCAGGAAAACCGGATATCGTTTTTCCTCGCTATCACGCTGTTCTCTTTATACATGGCTGCTTTTGGCATGGGCATGATTGTCACTTGTTTCGTATGCCGACTACTCGTCCGGAATTTTGGTTGGAGAAAATTAAAAGAAATCGCGAAGTTGACCAGAGAGTGGACGAACAGCTTAGCGGAGCGGGTTGGCGGATTGGTGTTGTGTGGGAATGCAGTATGAAGGGACGTACACGGCGAGATCTTGCCGAAATAATCGGCTTGTGTGCCGATTGGTTACACGGCAGCATTCCGAGGTTGGAAATACGGGGCAAGTAGATGAGTATAAGGCGGGGGTTACTTTCCGAACACTTCGAAGGTGTGGCCGTTAAGCGGCTCGCTGCCGTTGATGCAAATCCGGGGGCTTCGAACCAACATGAAGTCACAGGTTCCGAGCCGCTTCTCAGAATTTTAGGTGGTGAGGATCGAAAGTTTCCAAGGGGCGGAGCTGATAATCGCTTCTCCGCGACCTACATTTGGCTTGGTGGAGAGCAAGAAGCGTTATCAGAGGATGGATTCCTGTCTTGGTACGATTCTCGCAGGAACCAGCCGAAGCGAAGCTCGGAATGGCGGCTTTACTATCAAAGTAACGCGATTACTGAATTGATGATGCCGGGGGATGTGTTGTTTCTGGCTCGTAAACGGGACAGTCACATTCTCTTCATTGTGACGCCTGACGAGAGCACCATCAGAAACCAACTACTTTGGCTCTTTGGTTTGGATGACCAAATTGGAATGAAGTTCGAGTCGCACGAAATTGGTTATGGCAACGATGCTGAACTTGACTTTGCAGCTCGCTACATTCTTGACGAACTGGGCATCGAACCCGAAGAAAAGGAGGCTGACAAGCTGGACGGCCTCATTGAAAAGTTTGGATTGAAATTTCCGACCACCAGTGTTCTTTCTGGTTTGGCGCGTTCGTCGCTTTCTGGTGTCAATGCAGCGGATGACCCAGATGAGGCGCTACTCCTATGGATGGAGCGAGAGGAGCAGCTTTTTCGGCGTCTCGAAAGGCGTATTGTAGCCGAGCGTATCGCACAGGGTTTCACACTGGACGATGGAGCTGACGTAGATGGTTTCGTTGCCTTCTCGCTTAGCGTTCAGAATCGCCGGAAGGCCCGTGCCGGAGCAGCTTTGGAGAATCATATCGCTGCTGTGCTTGAAGCAAGCCGGATCAGGTTCGCGCATGGTGTAGTGACGGAGAACCGTAATCGTCCAGATTTTTTGTTTCCCGGTCAATCTGAATATAAGGATATGATGTATCCTTCCGCGCGTTTAACCATGCTAGGATCCAAATCCACCGTAAAAGACCGGTGGCGGCAGGTGCTCTCTGAAGCGGCAAGGATTGAACAGAAACACCTTCTTACGTTGGAGCCTGGTGTTTCAGAGAACCAGACAGATGAAATGCGTGCGAAGCTACTACAGCTAGTTGTGCCGAAGAAATTGCATCAAACATACAGGCCAACGCAACAAGGATGGCTCATGGATTTATCCACATTCATAACTTTGGTAGGGGAGCGGCAGAAGACGCACTAAGCGGGAATGTTTTCATGCAATATTCAGGCTAAATCCTTCTCGAAGAGCTGATGCTACGAGAAAGAAATAGTTGTAGTTCGTTGCTATATGTAGGTCTTGGCGAACTCAGACCTGAACTGCATCAGGAACGTCGTATGTATTACCGGAAAATCCTGACCGTAACCGATGGTCTAAGAGCGCGGTCATAATATCCCGACAGGTCTCGGGGGTTGGAATAATCTTTCCTTCTCCGTCGAAAACGATGTTGAGCCCAAATTCGGCATAGCGCAGACGAAGGTTATTCATAAAACCTTCATCTTTATAGAACGATTTTACGCGTATAGCAGACATTCGGCGTAGTTGAAGTCGGTTTATACCAACAAAGCTCCTCAAATGAGTCAATTCGGCAAAGACTTGTATAAACTCGGCTTCCGCCTGCAACTGCTCAAAGTCGTTTTCATGAGCGGCCCGATAGTTCAATATTGTCTCAAAATTTCGCTTGTCAGAGATAAGTAACTGGTCATTTATGCAAAAGAAATCAAATGTTCTTTGGATTTTAAATCCATCGTCTTCAGCAAGGTCGAGCTCTCGATCCTTATAGATAGCTGTTAACACGTTGGTTGCCGCTTTGGTTTTCCACGATGGATCGGTTTTTCGCACAGCGAATACCACCTGCCCATTATGAACAAATCGAACAACGTAGAACTTAGCATTGCGCAAGGTTTTCACAGACTGTGTTTTACGTCCACTGGTAATTTGGCCAATCGCCTCAGAGATCACATATACATCCGTCTCGTCAGAAGGAAGCGTCATGACGCTTTCTTCGTTGTTTTGAGCCAGAAGGCTATAATTTTGCTCTTCTGAAAACCCATTTAGTTGCGAAAGAAAAACGCGCTTCAACTCTTGATCAAGTTCATCTGTTGTTTCGATCCAATGCCCGTTAATTTGGGGAACTGTCCCCTTGAACGTCCAAAGTGTTAAATCAGCCTCCTTAACATTGAACGCCTTGAGATTCGCAAGTTCCGTCATAAATTCCCCCCTTTAGGTCTTTCCCTTCGCACGACCATTACTTCTTGAATATTGCCAAACCGGACTTTGTCTCCAGCGTTTAGTTCGCCATCGGCTAAAACAAGACAATCGTGTTCCGAGCTTTCTCCGTCATGCTTGAACGTTACATCGTACAACCTCCAGTTAAGAACTATCAAAATTGGATTCATTATCAGCTGACCAGATTTATAAGTAATCCAGAAAAGCCAAATTAAAAAAACTACCATTCCCAAGAATTTACTCTGTTCTGAGTAACCGACTCCCATAAAGGAAACAATATATGGTAAGGTGTAGTTCATAAGTTCCGTTGGAACGTATTTTGTTTTTATGATTGTTATTTTTCTCTTCGATTTAGCTAAACGAAAAATCAATAATGTTACGAGTAAACTTAAAGCGCAGAAAATAAAAATTGAAAGCGATATCTTCGGATTGGAAAAGGGAAGGGTACATTGCGTAGGCGCGTTGAAAACCTCTACGCAGAAATCATGCGTCAGATACTTGTACTCAAAATCCTGTGCTAAAAGGATCAATGAAAGCGGGAAGTAGGAACCAGCAAATATAACGATTGCTGCCCATAGCCTTAGCTGCATCACTCATCCTCCCCAAAGCCCATGTACACGAATTTTGGCTTTCATCAAGTCGCTGCTTTGCTTGGACAGAATTCTTGTGAATATCGTCTGATACATCTTCTCGTGGAGACGGCTTCGCTGTTGCTGGGTCCCCTTTCCGGTTTGGGGAGCAGTCTAGATGTGGAGCGTCAACAGGTTGTCTCGGTTGAGGCCGAGGCGACTGATTGGTGTTTTTGATTTTAACCCGCTATGAGGTCGATGCCAATTGTACATATGTGTCCAGTTTGGCAGATGCGCTTTGCGTATCTGTGACGATGGGTATGCACGTGCATAGGCCCACTCCCGTAATGCGGTCTGAATGAAGCGCTCGGCCTTGCCGTTGGTTTTTGGCGTATAGGGCTTGGTTCGAATGTGCTTGAGATCGAGCGCCTTGCAGGCCTTGGCGA